AAGAACGTCCGCAAGGGCTACATCGACGGAGTCCTGGCGGTCTATGAGAACAAGTCTGACAACAAGTCATCCTTCAATGCCGTCAAGAATGCGCTCACTGAGGATGACCTGACGAAGCTGGTGACCCTCCGGTACAACACGGAGACCAAGCGCATCAGTGATGTGGAGTTCGCCGAGGCGCACGACAGGACGCTGTCACTGAAGGTCAGCACACCGCTGCGGCATATCGTCGCCGCTGACCAGTACGCGATCACGGCCGGCGTCCTCTACACCATCTACAACGTGGACTACGATGAGCATGAGGACAGGATGTACCTGTACATGGAGGAGGTGAGGAAGGTCAATGAGTGATAACAGCGTCCTGGACAGGATCCGGGACACACTGACAGCACTGGCGGCCGATCAGGCTGTGCCGATGGAGGGTGTCTGGTATGGCGCGGTCCGGGAGAAGCAGCTCCCCAGGTGGAACTACTTTGTGTTCAACCGGGCAAGGACCACGAAGAACAACACCTCCAGGAATGACTTCCAGACCTTCTATCAGGTCCATGTGGTCCATGAGGACTTCATCCCTGAAGGATATGTCCAGAAGGTCATCGAAGCCCTCCAGATGCAGGATGAGTCAGGCACGAAGCTGAAGGCGACCGCTGAGGACATCATGTATAACTACACCTACAAGGGCAACACAACCATGGTTGTGGAGATCGCGACCATCGGACTGTACCACCCGGAAAAGAGGTGCTGATGCAGTTTGAGATTGACGCTGACGCCCTGGATGATCTCCAGCGAAGCATGGAAGCATATGGCGCCGGCGCTGGACAGCTGATAGACGGCATCCTGCATGGTGAAGGTGCCCTGCTCATCCGTGAGCAGATTGCCATGATCCTGCCGGAGTCCGGCCGCAGGTGGAAGGGCAAGAGCCGCCCGGCGAAGGCAGCCATGCCGGCCGCCTTTAAGCAGGACAACGGCAGCCTGTCCGTCACCATCGCCGCACGCGGCACCTACGGGTACCTGTATTTCCCCGATGACGGCACCAACACAAAGCGCCATGTCGGGAATCAGCAATTCATGCAGCGCGGCGCAGAAGCAGCAGCTGACAAGATTTTGGAACTCTGCACAGCAAAGCTGGCAGAAGGATTAGGAGGAGAATAATGACAAAAGGAGTTTTTTCCGAATTTGAAGTGCAGGAACAGCACATCAAAGTCGCCGGTCAGTCCACCTACCTCGACATGAACTGTGTCGGATCCTCTGAGGAGGAACTCGAGGTCAAGGTGATCACCAAGAACTGCCGCGGCGTCAAGGCAAAGGAGAAGGTCAAGGGCACCGGTGCAGGAACCCTCACAGAGTCCCTGCACGTCCCCTATGAGATCTTCAACATGATCTATGACATGTCCCGCGGCGATGAGCTGATCGAAGGCGTCTATGCCTACGGCCAGGGCAACACACACCCTGAGTTCGCGCTGACCCAGAAGGTCGTGGATGAAGATGACGTGGTCAAGTACAAGGCATATCCCCGCTGCATCATGGAGTCCGGCCCTCACCGTCCTGTCGAGAACGGTCAGGAAGAGGTCCCGGAGCTGGAGCTTACCATCTCCCTGCTGCCGGATGACCACGGCTACTGCATGTACGAGGCCCTCGCGACAGAGCTCGACGCGACTGTCGCAGGCCAGTGGCTCACGGCCTTCACGCCTGAGCTGGTGCGCCCCAGCACTCCGTAACATATCAATTATCAGGTCTGCCATGCTCCTGTAGTATGGCAGGCTTTTTGTTTATGGGAGGAATCACATGAGATTCTACGAACTGCCGATGGACGGCCGCGAGCCGGTGAAGCTGACCCTCAACATGGGCGCCCTCGCGGACCTGAGCGCGTCTGATCATGAGTTGTGGCAGAGGTACAACACCCTCTACACCAAGATGCAGAACATGGGGCCGAAGGACAGCTTCAACGAGCTTGAGATGGGTGAGCTTATGTACATCGCGTACAGGTGCGGCATGCTCCATTCCGATGATCAGCCCATGACGAAGTCCGACTTCCTCTATGCCATGACCGATGACCGCGCCGTGATCGGCCAGGTCTTCCAGGCTCTGTATGGTGTGCAGGAAAAAAAATCGGATTTCCAGAGGCCTTCCGGAAAGCCGCGAAGAAAATAGAGCGGCCGTCTATCCGGATGCCAAAGTTCGCGCTGGAAGAGATTGAGGACTACTACACCTATTACGTTTTGATACTCGGCATCCCGGAGGAGACGTTCTGGTCACATGACCTGCGCTTCATCTCCAGGGTCGCCGCGGACAAGTCAGCATACGACACATGGCTGAACTACGCACAGAGAAAGGAGGTGGAGCGCAATGGCAGGAAGTGACAAAGAAGCGAAGATACTGTTCAAAGCTGAAGCGGGAGAGTTTCAGCAGGCGGTCAAGGACGCCAACGATGAGATAAAAAGCCTGCAGGCCGAGATGAAACTGGCAGACGCCACCTTCAAGAACACCGGCGACGCTGCCGAGTATCAGCAGCAGAAGCAGGAGCTGCTGCAGTCCGCACTGGAAGAGAACCGCAAGAAGCAGGAAGCCCTGACACAGCAGATCGAGGTCGCAAGCCGCATCTATGGCGATGACTCCAAGCAGGTCGACGGCCTGAAGGACTCCCTCACCTATGCGCAGATCCAGGAGCAGAACCTGCTCAAGCAGGTCGATGACACCAACCAAGGACTGGACCAGCAGGAGCAGGCCGCCGACGATGCCGGAAAAGCGGCAGACTCCATGGCTGAGATCCTTATCAACGCTGGCGTCGCGAAGGCCATCAAGGACATCGCGGACAATGCCATGGAGATGGCGCAGTCCTTCGATGAAGCTAAGGCCGCCATCGTGGAAGGTACCGGCGCATCAGGCGAGAGCCTGCAGGGGCTGCAGGATGCTGCACAGCGTGCCTTCGGACGCATCGCGGACTCCAACCAGGACCTGACCAGCATCTCCGGCATCCTCGCAGAACTGAACACAAGGTTCGGCATCACCGGACAGGAAGCAGAAGACACCACTGTCAAGATCGCGAACTTCGCCAAGGCCACAGGTGCCGACGGCACCAAGTCCGTTGACGCGATCGCAGACGTGATGCACCGCTGGGGCCTCGACATGGATGACGTGGACGGGCTCCTCGATGACCTGACCACAGCAAACCAGTCCTGCCAGCTCTCTGTGGATGACCTGACCGGGTACCTGACAAGCAACAGCACACAGTTCCAGGAGCTGGGCTACTCCACCGAGGAAGCCCTCGCCATGCTGATCGGCCTGTCCGATGGCGGCGCGGATGTCGGATCTGTCATGTCCGGCCTGACCAAGGGCATCGCCAACCTGTCCAGCGAGACAGATGATGTCCCTGGCGCCTTCCAGGCAGCCATTCAGGCGATCTCCGAATCCGGCAACGTATCGGAGGCCCTGCAGAAGGAGGTCGGCAACACAGGAAAGACTGTTGAGCAGGTCTTCGGCAAGAAGGCCGCCCAGGAACTGGCCACCAACATCCAGAACGGATCCTTCGCAGTGGAGGACTGGACAAAGGTCCTGCAGGACAATGAAGGATCCATGGAAGGCACGGCAGAGGGCGTCACCACCATGGGTGACAACTGGAGCCAGGCCATGAACAATGTCAAGATGGCGGTCGGCTCGACCTTCGCGCCTGCCATCTCTGATGTGGTCAGCAAGGTCGCGGAAGTGGTCACCAAGGTCGCGGAGTTTGTCCAGAAGTCCCCTGAGGCGCAGGCCGCCATCGTGGCGGTCGCCACTGCACTGGGTATCCTTGGTGTGGCACTCGGCATCAGCGCAGCCATCACGGCGGTGCAGAAGGCCATGGCCGTACTAAACGCCACCTTCTTTGCGAGCCCTGTGTTCCTGGTGGTCACCGCCCTCGCCGCGCTGGCGGCCGGTCTTGTATACGCATACAAGCATTCGGAGAAGTTCCGAAAGATCGTTGACGGGGCATTCAATATACTCAAGACAAAGGTCATCCCGACTGTGAAAGACTTTGTCCAGGGTGTTGTCAAGGGCTTCACCGACCTCAAGACCAAGGTCACGACGGCTGTGAACAACCTCAAGAGCTCCGTGGTCACCATCTGGACCAATATCCGCACCACCGTGACCAATGTCGTGAACGGCATCCGAACCACCGTGACAAACATCTGGAACACCATCAAGACAGTCACAAGCACAGTGTTCAATGCGGTGAAGAATGCGGTCCTGACGGTCTGGAATGGTATCAAGACAGCGATCTCCACAGCGATCACTGGTGCCTACACCGCTGTCACAGGTGCCGTCAGCAACATCAGGAACATCATCAGCAGTGTTTTCAATGCTGTGAGGAGTACAGTTACCTCTGTCTGGAATGGGGTCAAGAGTGCTATCGGCAACGCCATCAACGGAGCGAGGAACACAGTCTCCTCTGTGGTGAACAGCATAAAGGGAACAGTGTCCGGCGCCTTCAATGCTGTGAAGTCTACTGCATCCAGCGTCTGGAACGGTATTAAGTCAGCTATCACAAGCCCCATCGAGAGTGCGAAGAGTACAGTGTCCAGCATTGTGAACGGTATCAAGAGCACAGTATCTAACACATTCAGTGGAATCAAGAGCACAGTATCCCATACGTGGAACGGCATCAAGACTGCCATCACGAATCCGATTGAATCGGCCAAGAGTACACTCAGTAGCGTAGTAAAAAAGATCAAGGGAATCTTCCCGGTGGATCTCGGCAAGATCCTGAAGCTGAAGCTGCCCCACATCTCTGTCAATGGTGGTAAAGCTCCGTGGGGTATCGGTGGCCAGGGTACAAAACCTTCCTTCTCCGTGACCTGGAACGCCAAGGGTGTCATCTTCAAGCACCCCGCCATCCTGAACAGCTCCAACGGCTACCAGGGTGTGGCTGAGAGAGGACCGGAGGCCATCGCGCCTATCGAACTTTTGAAGGATTATGTGGAGGAAGCTGTGAACAACGCCCAGCAGGGCCTGTCCATCAACTATGACCTGATGGCTGTGAAGATCGC